CTCGTGTACTTTGTCCTAACTTATCAATAGCAAATCCAGCTCCAATTAAAGCTGAACCTAAAACTCCACCAACTGTTGATGTTAATAATGATGCGGTTTCAAGAACTCCACCAATTGTATCTTGGATTCCTTCTAATACTGCTCTCTGTTTTTCTAAAAATTGTTTTTGTTTATCTGTTAAACCTGCATAGTTGTTAGCTAATTGGTTTGTTTGGGTCATCAAAGCAATTTGTTCTTCAATTCCCTTACCTCTTTTATCTAATGATTCTAATTCAGCATTAAATTGTTCTTGTAAAGATTCTCTTTGAATTACATCACTTGCTGTTAGATTTGCAATCTGTTCATTTATAGATTGCATTCTACCAAGAGATTCTATATTCTTTTTATGTTGTGTACCAGATTCTCTTAGAGAAGTTACTCTCTGAGCTTCCATCTGACTCATTGGTGAATAAATACCTGAAAGAGATTTTATTCCTCTTTCTTGTTCTGATATACCATCAATTATAATTTGTTTATTCTTTTGTTGTTCTAGATTAATTTTTCTTAACTCTCTAGACCTTTCTAATAAGGTTTTTTTAAGTTTCTTTTGTGATTCAATTTGAGCATCAGTCAAAGCAGCACTTGATTTTTCAAGTTGATTAAGTTCACCTTGAAGTTTTTTTAGTTCTCTTAATAAATCTGACTTTGACTTTGCCATTTAATTACTTTGAATATTTTTTGATTAGTGCATCAAGTTCTTGTTTTTCTTTTCGAAGCTTTTCCATTTGTTTGATTACAGGCGATGGCATCCCACCTTGTTTAGCTTTACTCAACATTCTATTAGTGGCATTATTTTTTAATCCATCAAAGAATGCATCTGAGAATTTTTTAGCTGCACCAAATAATCCTTCATTTACTTTATCTTTTGACATGAGGTTTCTCCTTTATAGTTTTATACTACTATAAATATAGAGCATAAAAAAAGTGAGGAATTATTTCCTCACTCTTACATTTGGTCCTTTTGCTTTGGATTTCTTACTTACTTTATCCAACTCTTGTTTTTCTTTCTTCTTAGCATCTACCAGCTTTTTGAAGTAGAATCTTCTCCAATGGATAGGCATGTGGTAAACTTCACTCCAAGTGAATCCATTACCATAGTTAACCATCTCCCAAATTTGATTATGAAGTTGGATTGAGTAATCACTCGGTAGGGTAAAAAAACCCGGCCCCAAAGGGAATATCGAGAGCCTCCGTTTCACCCGTTATATCAGAAGTAAAATTGAATACTAAATCCAAATCCGGTGAGATTTCTCTGACATAATTTCTTAAAGCCCTTGAATCTCTAGCTAAAAGATTATTCTTTACAAAGTTATTAATAAATCCTCTATCTGTATTACCATCCACTTCTTGTATCATATATCTCAATCTTGTAGATACATCTTGTGATGCAACTTCTCCTTTTTGGGATAATCTTTGCATTGCCTGAATATCTTTATTTATATCAGTTTCATCTTTGTGGGTTAGTAATCTAAACTTAATTGTTTTTTTAAGGGTTGGTAGTTCAAACTCGTATAAATTTTCACTATTTAAATTAGAAAAATCTACTTCTTTGGTTTGTATCTTTGATAAGTCAATACTTACTTTTTGCGGTTCCAATGTAAATGGGTCTGTAACTTCTACTTCGTAATCTGCCCCATATCCCAAAATACGAGTTGCAAGAAGAATTGCGTTTTTATCACCAACGAATATATCACCTACATTCACTCCTTCTCCGACCACAACAGATTCGAATAACTTATCAAGTACCACCCCCTTCCTTATCAAATTTTGGGAAGCAAGTATATCCTCTTCTTTTGCAGTCATATACTTAATCTCCACCGTACCCTTTGATAATGGGTGTCCTTCAGGATATACTTTACCTTGAGATGGTAATTCTATCACTTCAGTTGGAAAATCATAATTTGCCATAAACTTTTTATTTAATGTTTGTATATAAATATATAACTTTAAAAAAGTTGTAAAAAAAAAGGTTCTCACTAAGAGAACCTTTTATGGAAGTATCAAAAGTATATTATAGTATTAGTATTCTAAGATTGCGTAATCGTATGAAAGAGTTAAAGTGATTTCCGAAGGGTCATTAGAAGCCCAGTCCAAATCATTGAACACTGCGTTATTGATAAACGCACCTTTAAGTTTCCAATTTTCGATTTTATCACCAACAGGTCCTAGCATATAGATATCGATATCTTTTTTATAGAAATCTGCATATCCATCTCTACCTGTGATAGATTCGTGAGATGTTCTTACCCACTCCATTACTTGTTGTGCACCACTTGGTACAATTGGGTCGAATAGAGTGATTTCGATATCTTGCCACTCACCTTTACCTTTGAGTTTTCTCTTAACATTGATATGGTCTAATGTTACTACTTCGAATTGAATAGAAGGTCTATTTGCTGTTTTAATCAAATAAGAATCGATACCATCAATTTGCATGATATATCTGTTCTTCATCTTCGGTTCGAAGTTGGTATAGAACATATCGTTGAATTCTAATACTTCTGCCATTTTATTTTTCTCCTTTATATACTATAAATATAGTTTTCCTATTTTTTTAATTATGCCGAGAACGATGCTCCAGTTGGTAGAATGTTGAAATCAATTACTATGAATTCAGCAGTCTTAGTAGGTTGTAAATAAATTGCTCCTGCTAAGATGTTTCTATCAATTACATCTGGTGTATTGTTACTCTCATCCATTACAACTCTAAAAGCGTAAAGTCCTTGTCTTTGTTGGATTCCTTCTAAATAAGGATTAACAGTGTTCAAGAATTTTCCTCTTGTTTGAGATGTGTTTTGTTCGAATACAAGGTATCTTGATGTAGATGCGATGTATTTCTTAACTTTGATTAATAATCTTCTTACGTTGATTCTATCAAGTGCTGATGCTCTATCTTGTAGAGTTTTTTGTCCGAATGCTACAATACCTTCTCCAGGAAATTGTGCGATTGGATTAATCTTACCTTCATATAGTGTATCTCTTTCAGCGTGAGTTAATCTGTTTAATACAGAAACTGCTCCAGTGATACCACCTCTATTTAAACCTGCTGGTGCGAACCATTCAGCTGCAACTGCATCGTTTTCAGCGTAGATACCTGGCATCAATACTGATGGAGGAACTGAAGTTAATTTGTTAGTTCTACTATCAATTGTTTTAACCCATGGGTAATAAGTACCAACGTAGTTAGAATCAATTGCTTCACCTTGTGTGATTGCTTGAGCGATAGTATCATCTTTATCAGTTACATCACCAATGAAGAATGCATCTTCTCTAGCTTCTACCATATCAGTTACTTTATCAAACACATAAGAGTGTAATCTTCTTACAACACCTGGTGCAGATACTAAGTTGATATCGAAATCATCTGGGTTAGATACTGCGTTGATTGCTTTTACATAAGCAACTGAACCACTTGCTGTTGAAGTTGATAAGTTGAATCCTTGTGTATTTCCTGCTCCCCATTCTGAATCATCAGCTTTAGCTGATTTGATTGTTGGAGATATACCATCGAAACCACCTTGGAATCCTACGATAAATTGTCTTTTATTAATAGTTGATGCATCATCTGATGTAGAAACAGTATAACCAAAGTTAAATGTTCCATATCCATCATCTTGATGATTTTGAGTACCACCTGCAATATTGATATCAGCATCAAATGCAAATACAGTATTTCCACCAACAGTTGCCGAAGCTGGAATTGGTGATAAATAATGTGCGTTATCAATTTTTACAAGTGCAGTTTCTAAATCGATACCTGAGAAAACAACTGATTTAGAAGCGTTGTTATCTGCAGAACCTGTTGAGAATATTACTGCTGGTACTTCTGATTCTGAACCACCTACATAAATTGGGTTAGTATATGCTCCGTGTCCAAATGGTACTGCTGTTACAGGTGCTGCACCTTCAGCTACACATTCAACTCTTATATATTTAGAGCGATTTGCGTAATCACCATTCATTGTCATTTTACCAACTGCATCAATAGTGATGTTTTGGTCACCAATTGCTTTCTTAATATAATTTGGTGAAGCTGGGTCCATACTAACATTGTTAAATGTTTCAAGAACTACTTTTCTCTTATCTGTATCAGAGTATCCTCTAACTGCTATTGAGAATGTTCCATAATCAGTTGCGTTAGAAGTTCCTGCTGCTTTTACATTAAAGATAGAAACTTTAAATTCTTTGTTTGCGTAAGTACCATCACCAAGAGTATGTAATTTGAAAAGATTGTGTCTTTCACCAGAAATCAACTGTGATTGTATCCAAGGAGTAGAAGCGTGTGTACAATCTTGTGTGAAATCTTGGTCTGCTAATGCAACTAAAGAAACTTGAGAACCACTATTGTTTAGGTGGTCTGTAAAGTTAGTTGCTCCATTTTCAAAATACTTCCAAGTATAAACTTTTTTACTACCAAAAGCATCTTCACCAAATACATCGGATAAATCATTTCCTGCTGATGGTAATACTGATGCTGATATTTCAGTTCCTAATAAAGAACCACTAATTGAGAATGCTGATGCTGATGGTTGTGAATCCACAGCTGTACTTGCGAATAATTCAGTTGATACATTTCCATTTGAATCTGCTAAATTATCAGTTCCATGGAATACACCAATGATTTGGTCATCTTTAGTACCAACACCACTAAGCTTTACTGCGATAGGTGCTGAATGAGTATAACCACCAATATGTCCTACACGAACAATAGTAGCTACCCCAGCTTCTCTTAAATAATTTTGTACGGTATATCCTGAATAGTAGTCTCCATTAGGTGTACCGAATATTTCTTCGAATTCTGATTGTGTATTTACAACGGTTGGAACGAAAGCAGGTCCTTTATGGAAAGGTCCAATTACTGCTGCTCCGATTTCACCAATCCCTTGTGATAAGAAAGAAAGGTCATTTTCTCTCGTAAATACACCAGGTGATACAATCTTTTCTGCCATTTTATTTTACTCCTTGTTATGTTTTTTGTATAATAATACTCTTATATAAGTATTAATTACTTTTCTGAAAGGTTAATTTTTATCCTTCAGTAGTAACTTCTTCTTCGTTTGGAGTTGGAGTAAATTCACCTGTTGCCGGGTCAAAATTACCATCTCCATACTTTTCATTCAATCCTTTGAATAAATCTTGTTCTTTTTGTACAAGTTCTTGATGTTTTTGAAGTAGTTGAGCTTCTTGTGCCTCTAATTGTTGAATAGTTCTACTTTTTTGAATAGAAAGTTGACCTAATTGAGTGAAAGTTGCTCCAACTTCTTGTCTTAACTCATTGATTGATTGAACTTCTTGTTCTGTAAACTTTATTGCTTCTGCCATAACTTTAATATTTTGATTAATTTACTTTTATATATATAAATATATTCTTTTTTATAAAACGTAAAATTTATTTTTAGTTTTCAAATGTATGAGCGAATTCAAATCCATCCGAATATGAACCCCATACTCCCATTTCTTTTGCTCTTACTCTAAAGTACCATGTACCAGTTGAAAGACCAGATACATTTAGAGATGTTGTACTATATGTTCCAGTATGTACAGATTCTGGTGATGAGAAGTCTGAATTATTATCAACTTGTAATCCATATTCTGTAATACCTTCTGTACCAGTAGATGATGGTGCATCCCATGATATATTTGAGTTTCCTCCACCAGCTGGATTGTTATAAGCTAAGTTAGTTGGTACACCTGGTCCACCAAAGTCACTAAACGTATCACCACCTTTGTTGTGAGTAATATATCCATTAGCTAGATAAGTATCAGGACCATCAACATCAATAGAAACAATCTCTACTGTTTTTTCTATTGCTTCAACAGATGTTACTTCAACTTCAGTACCATCTCCTTTTATAAGTTTATCACCAACAACTAATTGGTGTATTTCTTTAAATTTAAATAAACCACTTTCAGAATCTTTAACACACATTGGATGTTCTGCAGTAGCAGTTATTTCTCCTTCATTAACATCGTAATATCTTGATGCGAAAGAATATGTAAGATTTATAACATTTACATCAACTGATTCGTTACCAAGTGTTTCTGAATCCCATCTTAGGAAGTTTCCATCAGGTGCTTCTGATAAACCATTTAAATTTACACCTTTTAAGATATCTCCTTCTTCTAAATCTCCTGCTTCAATAATTTCACCATCTGCCAATTCGATAGGAGAATCTGCGGTTAAACATAATGCTGATGAGTTTCCATCATATGAATCAACTGCATATATAGTTTTGGTTTCTGTATTATCTGCTCCAATAGAAGCATGGTCATTATAATCTTCAAAGTAATAACATGAAATCGTGTTTGCCGCTACAGTATTAATTGCGGTTTGAGATGCATTATCACCTCTCTCTGAAAATGTTATTGTTGCTGTTCTTGTTGGACTAGCACTTATTGTAACAGTAGTACCAGAATCTACCGCCCAAGTGAAATTTGAAGAATTTGCTCCTAAAGTAGAAGCCCATCTCGTACCTGCTCCAGTCATATTTAAAGTATAAGTTTCTGTTGTTTCTTCTACTCCATAGGTATATCCACTAATACTATCTACTCCATCTACTGCAAATGATGAAAATGAAATATTATCTCCTGCTGATGGTGAACCTCCTACCACAGCTGATACTGAAGCTTGTTGACCATTTGAAGTGGTTCCATTTGAATAACTTAGTGCGTTAAGTGATAACGTATCTCCTGAGCTTAATGTTGGCATATCTTTCTCCTACTATATATTATAAATATTAAGTAAATCGTTTACCCATTTATCTTTGTTAGTATAATTATCTATCATGTATTGTTTTAGATGTAAAAACCACTTATTTTTTTCTTCATGAGGGGTTTCTACCAACCTACTATAAATATCATCAAAATCTTTTTTAAATGTAGCTCTGTATGGATACTCTAAATCTTTACACCAAGATGTGTGTAAAATTGGTAATTTTCCTCTATCCACTGCCTCAAATATTGAATATCCAAAAGGTTCATATGTAAAACAAGAATGAGATATACCCCAATTCATTCCATAAAATTTATCACCAAACTCTGGTTTGTAATGATAAATCCTCATTTTGGTAGTATCCATCTTATATCCTTGTTTAAATACTCTGTTGAATAAAGTTGAATCAGTAAAAACATATGCTTTCTTACCATCTAAGTAATGTGGGTTTTTTCTTCCTTCACTTCTTGCTGCAAATCCTAAATTATTAGAATATGATAAGGGAAGATTATGTTTAAACTCATAAAAGTTTGGAATATTTTTATTTTCATACTTTATATCATATAATCCAATCCATATAGATTTTTTTGCATATTCATTTATATCTATCTCCCATGCTGAATCAATATAAGGATGGTGTCCAAATGATGCATCACTACCAACTGCATTTTTTAAAATATGGTCTACT